AAGAGAAGATTTTCTCGGGCCAGATGCACTGCTGCCAAGGCATCTGCCACTGTGGGATGCTTGGCTGCCAAGGCAGCAATGCGCCATTCTTCATCACGCTTGGCTCGCGCCCAATCCAACAGGGTTTCGGCGTCTGATGAGAGTGAAATCATAGGATGTGATGAGTGAAGCTGTTGCCAGGAGTTACCATCATTAATTTCCAAACAGTTCGTGCTGGGACTCCACCGCACCATGCCTGCTCCGCTGGCACCTGGGCTGATGTATGGATTGGTAGACATGCCACCAGACACCTGAATGTATTTGCTGCCGCTAATATTTCTAATCATAATGCAATTATAGCCACAAGGCCAATATAAGTCAACTGATGTGCCATTTGATCCAAGCCCAAGTGTGCCCAGAAGCTGGGATTCTGAAGGTCTCTATTGCCCCAGTTCATCTTGGCCCAATCAATGTGATAGTGAGCCACAGCATCTATCGCTCCCATCATGATGCTGGCTGGCCAATAAGCAGGACCTACTACCAAGCCCACACAAGCTGCGGTACCAATACCCTGTTTGAGGCTGTGGCGTATGCCCAACCAATGTCCGTATTGTCCTTTGTGATTGACTTCTACCATGTTTTGATCCACAAAGTCAATGTACCAGTGCTTGATCTGCAAAAGTACAAGTGTTAAAAATATCACTGTTGCCACGTTACCATCCTGCCTTGCTCAATATATCTTTTGCGTATTCTTGATCAGCAGGATAGTTGTGAAACTTTTTCTGCCATACATCCGAGTCAATGTAAGGCCATACCATGCTGATCTGATCAGGAGTGAGTTCACTCAAGAACCGTTGCCCTGACTCTGAATTGTAAATCACCCATGGTGATATCCTGCCTGTTGTGACTGCATAGCACATGGCCGGAGTGCTGCCATATCGCAAACAGTCCTGCGGCTGTGCTGAATTCTTTTCTGCCCAGTCCATGCCAAACTCCACTGCTCGTGCCAGTGCATCCGTCACATTCTCCACAGGCAAATGCTGTATGAGATATTCTGTGTACAGTTGATCACTGGCCCACCGATCAATCTTCTTGTTGTTTTTCAACAGCCACTCAAGAAACTGTTTGGGATTGATTGTTCTTGTGCTCACACAATAGCGTCCAAACTTCACAAACGCACGATAGTAAGGAGAGTCAGCAAAGTCATCAAAGGTTTTGAGCCGGGCCGAGCCTTGACTCATCTCATAAAAGCGTATGTAGGCTTGAAAGCCCAGTTCCACACCACGCTCTGTTCGTTCCTGTCTGCGCCGTTTGGGTTCGCACACATGCACTGCCAGACTGGTTTCTCGAGCAAAGTCTTTTTTGCAGTATTGGCATTGGGTCATTGTAGTATTTTATGCTCTTGTATGTAAGATGTCAAGAACTTATTGAGCTTGTGGTGGTGACCTATAGCCGGATGTGTCATATCCGGAGGAACATATGGCGAGCCCGGAGGGTACTTTTTGGGTTCTACACCTTGGGCCGCTTGCCAAGCAGTTGCTCGCCATCGATATCCATTGACAATTTCTGAACAGCTCAACAAACTCAATCTGGGATCTGTTAGGTATTTGTGATACAAATCATCAGCCTGTTGAAACATTAGCACTCGATGTCCTCTAGATTTCAAACTGTCAATTGTGCTGAGCATGCGGAACATGAGATCTTCAGTACGATCCAAAATGCTGTACACTTCAGTTTTGAGTTTGGTGTCTACAAACTGCTCGGACTCTTTTTGGTTCCAGCCAGTTTGCCATCTGTAGGCAAACTCTTGATTTTGCGGATTTACCCATCGTCCTTCAAAATCATTTTCTGGTTCGCAGATGGGTATTTCTAATCTACTAAGGAATGTCATGCCCAACACATACAGCGTAGGAGGTGCTGTGTAACTGTGTTTGAGAGTGGTGCGCAGTATCCTGCTGTTGGCACTGCCACTGATGGCAATGCTGTTGGCTTGAGTTATACCTAACCGCTGTGCTAGATCAGTGTGTCCATTGCCCAATGCATAAGAATGGGTGTAACTGCATCCATTTACAACCAATTGCTGGATCATTTTTCATTGCCGGCAGCGCGGTTGTATGCGTCAATTTCTTTTTGTGTTGTGATTGCTGCCATAACATCTATCTCATCATCTTTATAGTGTGGATACATTGCCATTAGTGCTTTGCGTTTGGCACTAAGGCCAGCTTGTTTTTTCTTAGGAGCAATCCAAGGATGGCGTTGCGATCCTAAATCTGGACTTACACTAGTGGCCATGAGCCATTGCAGTTTTGGGTGTTTGCTTACATTGAAGAAGTGTTTGTTCAATCTTTCGTTAGTGGCAATCACATAAAACTCTTGCAATTCTCTTGAACCTTCTACTGCCGAGCCCCAGCGTATCATGAGATAGTTTGAAAACTTTTTCTTTTCTTCTGCGGTAAGGTCGTCGTAGAATGATCTGACCTTGCGGTCAAACATCTTCATCTCATTGGCAATGGTCAGTTTATCGCTCATCAGTTTTGGTCAGTTTGTAAATCATTATAGCACGTTCTAGTGCGTCTTGTAAAGTGGGATTGGTTCGAGCAGCTCGCCGAATTTCGCCCCACATCTTGTCTTCCTGGAGGTGATCAAGCAAAGGTCGGCCGTCGCTGGTTCGTTTATCGTAGGATATTTGATGTCCAGTCACAGGATCATATGCATAGCCCATTAACTTACGGTCAGCAGGATCAGCACCAAACTCTCGAGCATACACTTCGTTGCCCACACGTTCGTAAATGTATGTGGCACCCGGTTTAAGGGTGCCCATATTGGTAGCCGTATTGTAAATGTGCCCAACGTAGAAAACGCTCTAGGCCTTCACGATCGTCAGGATAACTTTCCAGATACACTCTGGCCAGTCTATTGATAATTTCAAATACTTCAGGTTCAGTGTAGGGCATTACCAGGCCTTGTTGTAGTCCACAATCTCGCAGTTACGACTGACGTCTTTGACAAAGTACACACAGTCAGGGTCCGCACCTTCACTTACAGGCACAGCCAACAGTTGACCATTCTTGAGTTTGGGTGCGTACCAGGATACCTCATGATACACATCTAGGATTTCAATGTCCGGAAAACTGGGACGAAAGCTGGTTAGTGGATTGAATTGGAATACTTTGAACCCACGGTCGTTAATTGATGTGAGTGGCAACACTTCTAGATCACCAACGTCAGGTTCACCAATCAAGATCTGCCAGTCCATGGGCATCTTTATGGTGTGCTCGCCAATGCGCAACACAAGAGCAGGAGCATTGAAGCTTTCCAAAAAGATCAAGGGTATAAAGTGATAGTCAGGCTCTGCTGGATTTGAATTGTCTAATATTGCAAAACGCATGTCATCTACTTCTTCTGGCAGGTGATCTAAATCGTAAGTGGCATTGTCTAGGGTAAGTATTCTCATGTTGTCATTTTACTTGGTCTGTGGCAATTTGTCAACGATTTTGCGATGAATATTTGCAGCCACTTGTTCTTGCGTAGCACGGTCTGTGTGGAATGGAGAATCAAATGTTGGATTGGCTCCGCCAAAGTCAACAGCCACTTTTCCAACATCTTCATCGGTAAACTTTAATGGCAGTATGCCGGCAGCTAACATTTTGTTATGCCAATATTCAAACAACCAGTTGTCTAATATTTGTTGCATGTCATAATCAAACAGTTCAGTAAGATATTGCTTTGTAGCCTGTAGTTTTTCTGGAGAGACTATTGAATGATTTTCCAAGCCCTGAGGCACTGTGCTTAATATTGGCGCATTGAGATTTCCGGCCCAGGTCTCATGTGTACTAGGCATGTGAGAATTAAAATACACAAAATTTCTTAAACCGTCATCTGGTCGAAATCCATCTTTTAGTTTGATGGTGATGCGGCTGGCCCAAGTTTTGTTGTAGACAATTACATCAGGTTGGTGTTTTACTGCTTCTTGTATCTGAAACATGATTCCTGTGTTGCTGAATCCGCCATGTGCAAAATGCAACACTTTGTAGCCATATTGATCTTCAAGTATCTGACTAAAATGTCCTCTTAGTCCTGTTTCTTTAAGATCAACTGTGCTGGCAGTACAATAGCTTTCGCCACACACCGCAACAGTTATTTTATTTTCATCCATTCTAATTTTTCTTGGGTAAAGGGATAGTTGGCTTCTTTGTAGAATTGTTTGCGTTTGGTTAGATGACGCTTGGCAAATTTACAGGTCGAAGTTATGTCCCAGATTTGAACATGCTCTTTGTCTTCGGCTTTTCTTATCCCGCGTCCAATACTTTGAATAACGCGGACAAAACTTTTCCCGGGTTCCACAAGAACCAGATTAAAAATCCTAGGGATATTAATACCCACAGCGGCAACACCATAGGTAGCCACAATAATCTTATCAGTGCTGTCCGCCACTTCGTCATATTCATCTTGTCTATCTTTTGCTTTGGTTGCGCCGGACACAAACACAGCACGTTCACCTAGGCGCTCTACCAATTGTCTACCACATTCAGTGCGATCTACCAGTACTAGGGTGTTGCCTGTTTCGTTTACATGGCGTATGAGTTCGGCCATAGCATCCAGCCTGCCCGACTCTTCCAACAAGTATTTAAGCTCGCTTTGGTAGTTGGAGTACTCCACATGATCCTGCAACTGCACAATGTTCACATGGCACTGCGCCAGCACCCCTTGCTGTTGCAGTTCATTAGCACTCAGCTTGCTGATCACAGGACCCAGACTCACCAACAGGGATTGGCTTTCAAACTTTTCTTTGGGTACAGTACCAGTTAATCCCCATCGAATTGGCACTCTTGCCATCACGCTGGTCAGCAGAGTCTTGAGTGCATCTGCTTTGGCCATGTGTACTTCGTCTACCATCACGCACACCACATCCTCAATAAAGTCCTGAATGGTTGCATTGCCTACACCTGCCTTGGTATTTTTTAGCAGTACATTCAAGCTCTGCCAAGTGCAAATGGTATGTGTGCGTCCATGTTCTTTTCTGTCGCCAAAGTAAACACCTACATCCAGGCCAAGATTAACATAGTCTTTTTCAGTTTGTGTGACCAGACTCTTGTTGGGCACAATCACAATACTTCGTCCATATGGCTCGATGCTGGCACTCAAGGCTGCTGTCATGATTGTTTTGCCTGCGCCTGTGGCCACTTCTTGGATACATTGCGGATTAGTCAAGAAATTGTTTACAATCTCTACCTGATAATCTCGCAACAAGATAGGTTGACCTTCTGCAGGATGTCCTTTGGGCCAAGTCTTGTGTGCAAAGGTTTGTTCTGTGACTTGAGCAAACTCAAATGTGGTAGAGTATTCTCTTTGATCATCCAGCTCAATGTCGTAGTTGTAGCGTTCCAGGATGGGCATGATCTCTGGCAAGAGATTGGTGTATGTTGATCCGCCCAGTTGGAAATAACTAACCTTGCCATCCCAACGACCTAGCCTTACTGCTGGCAAGTATCTTGCATAGGGCACATCATACTTGAACGCATTAACCAAGGCCTTGCGCACATCCAAGTCGATGCCCTCTAGCTTGATGTTTACTTCATCTCGAATCTGTATAGTGCATCGTTTCATTGTGTTTATTATAGAGGATTTTGTAGCTTTTTACAACTAAATCGTCAAATTCTGGACTGGGTCGTTGATGTGCGATTAGGTGCCATCGGTCCTGGTCACTGTTGTTGAATATGGTATGTAAGTTGCTAACATCCAACAGTATTGCCTGCCCAACTTTAAAAGGAACACGCCCATGGCGGTCCATTACAAAAGCACAATTATCAGGTTGGGTAATGGCAATATTTATTGGATTCAACATGCTAGTACGGGTGTCACTGTGAACAGATATCCAACCCCCTGGTGCCAGATGCATAACTCGCAATCTTTGAAAACCTGCTGTTGGCCAATGTTGGAAAAACTTAACTGTTTTTGGCATCAATTCTTTGGCTTCAGGTGTCCAGGTGTAAGAACGATCATCGTTATAGTAATCATCTTCACGTGTGGCATTATATGCTTTGCCATGTAAGCAAAAACTGCTCCATCCAGAATGCTCTGCATAGTCATCTCGATGCATAGTTAGTAAATGTTTGATATTGTTGATTTCTTGTAGAATAGTATGTGCAGGTATTTCAATGTCAAGTTGCAACCACGGCAATCTTGAATGGCATCTTATCCAATCTCCTGTTGCGTTTTCTTTGTACTCCGGTAGCTCAGGCACATGGTCAAGGAACTTATCAAATATTTTTTTACTAATTTGTTTTTTCATACTTGTCCAAGGTATCGTAATCTGTTGTGACCAGTGTGTATTTGTAATCTAATATGTTGCTCATCCATACTTGGGCGCTAGGCGGTATAGGATAATTTAAAAGATTGCCCGGTACTATGTTGATTTGGCACTGGCTGCCACTCCATGCGGTTTTAAAATCTTCAATCCCTGCTTCTGCAAGTGTATGATAAAAAACTTTGTTCACGTAGTCAACAAAAAACTGTTGTTTTTTAAAACGTAATCGATCAACCTGGGTTAGGTTGGGTTGATCTAATTCGTAATGTTTTAAGTTGTTGCGTTGTATGTAGTCCCAGACAAACTGCCCATAGTTCTGACCATTCCAGTTGTATTGTAGTTGTTTGCAGAAATCCAGTTGTGTGCGGCTGATATCAACTATATCTATTGTTTTTACTTCTGGATGACACTTGTGCAAAATCCAGCGCAACCCTGATCCTGGAGTAACAATGTGTTCAGCAGGTGTCACTGGTATAAGCTCATTGTTAAAAATCCATAACTGTGTTTCAGCCAAGTCAATATACTCCTGTAACCAAGTACGTGCTTCGCCAGGCCTGTATTCAAAATGTTTTATGTCTCTTGCAAGGTTGTTCCAATTCACAACGCCATGATAATTGTTGAGTTGACGAGCAATTAGTCCTTGGCCAAACTCATCACTTTCAAACGTTTCTATTTCATTTGTTGGCTTGATCCACACCGGTGTGTAATTGTCATGCAAGTTTGTTTTGCTACGCACAGGAACAGGCTGTTGTATAGATTTGGCATCAAAGTCGGCGACACTGAACTTTTTAAGTTCCATAAGCCAGCATTGGTCGTCTAAGTAGGCTCGACCATTTGGATGCCAAATAATATGCCCAACTAGTCCCTGGTGCGGATAATTATTGATTAAGTTACACCATTGTTCCCAGTCACCAAATACTGTACCTGGCTTGACAAACAATGCATGATCAAATCCTTGTTCAAGAGCTTGTGTAAAACCTTGCGTCCATGTGTTGCAAGTAATAATTGATTGGCGGTTGCGCTGTCCCCAACGGTTATACCTTACGGTGCCCAATGTTAGATAATAGCCCGGTTGTTTGAGGATTACAACTACCCATTTCATAACAAACTTACTCGCGTAACAGAGTGGCGTTGTTTAAAAAGATCTGCTAATGCATCAAACTGTTTGATGTGGCCGACCTTGATTACTCCAAACATATTTTCAACTGGCCAGTTGTCTATATGCCAGTGCCTGCACCAGTCTAATTTGTACTGTTCCCACCAAATGTGAAATGCTGAGTCAACATTGGCCAAGGTATTGATTTGATGCATTGCAATTCTCAGTTTGGGGCGAAAGTGCAACCAAGGTTTAGCTAACTCGCACAATCTATCTATGTCATTGGGTTCGTTGTCTAGCCAATAGTCATAGGGAATCTTTCCTAGCTCTGACCATTCCACGTATACTTCGCCGGGGGCAATCTGTGTTGTGAGGTTGCGCAGGTATTCTTTATTGAATGGCGTTACAAGAAGTCCAGATTGTCCACGATGATCTATTGTTGCTACTCTCAATGAAGATTTGTGGTAATGGAACTCACATAAATGAATCTGTTCGTGATAATCAAGCCATTCTGGTGTGCCATCATAATTTTTTTCATAAATCTTGTGCAGGTAATTTAGATAGTTCTGCTGGAAAGGTATACATTGAGAACTGTCTACCGCGACCCCTACTGCTTGTCCGGCAATTACTAAATTATCAACTAAATCTTTGAACGATACATTGTCTAGATAAAACGGGTTGTCCCATTTGGTAAACTTTAAAGGAACATGTTGTAGATGCTTGTAAACTTTTTCCAGTGTTGTTGTTGCGGCACCCAGTACTAGTTCTAATTTAATTTGCTCGTTGTTATCAAAATGCACTTTCATAAGGTACTTATATAACGTGTTTTTAAAATAAAAAAAACAGGTACCGTTTTACGGGTACCTGCCACAAAGCCCGGGCCGGAGCCAACCAATGCCCGGGATAACCTTGGAGGGTTATGCTTTTGAGTTGACTGATGTCTTAAACAAGAAGCCACATAGGATAGTGATTCCCCAGGCTTGCAACCACGTGACTTCTTTAAGAGAAGGCACTGCATCAACCAAACAACCATTCCACAACATGTACACAGGCCAGCTCAGTAAGAAACTCAGCAACAGAACTCCTGCAATGGCGAGCACAACTGTACCGACAAAAACTGCAAATTTTTCCATGTCACGCTCCGTAGTATTCCAGGCACTTCACAGTAAAGCCTGCTTCACGCTGTTCATCTGCTTCGTACTCGGTATCCACCGAGTACAAATACAAGTCACCATCCCATATTTCATACATGTTAGGCTCCTGCGGGTTTCATAACAGTGGTCTCTGCCAGGCGCTTCCAGTTTAACACTGACATCTTGCGCAAGTCAGCAATCTTAAGAGCCATACGCAGGCTCATCTCACGCAAACGATTCTTATTCTCGTCCATGAAAGCAATGATCTCGTCTTGCACACACTCGTCAAAGTCGTAGTCTGCAAACAACACACCGTCCTTGGCAATCTGCTTGATACGCAGGACCTTGTCACGCATGGTGTCAAGTGTCAAGTCCAAGTAGTGGCATCGGCTCTGCAATGCATCCAAGTGGTCCCGCAATTTTTGCGAGCGCATAGTATCAAACTTCAAGTTGGTAATAAAAATTACCGAACCCTTGAACTCAAAACTGTCTGGAATACCTTCGCTTCGCAAAATGCGACTGTCTGACAACCAGGAAATCTTACGCTTCTTGCCGGAGTCCAAGGCACCCTTCAACAAGTTCAGTGCAACGTCATCCAACAGGATAGAGTCGCAGTCATCAAACACCAACACACAATTGGGATCTGAATACTTGTACAAGGTTTGGTACAGGCCAATGGGACTGGCTGAGCCTTTAACAACCTCGGCCTTAAGGCGTTTGCTGGCCAGCTTGTCAAACAAGCAGGCCTTGTCAATCTCTTGCTCAACACCAAAGCTCTTGCCCACGCCAGGAGGGCCACTCACAATCATTGCACGGATGTCACCGCTCACGCAGGCCTTGGTCATCTCATGCAGGATGTCAAAACGCTCACGGATACGATCCATGGCTTGCTCGTCTGTCTCTGCCACCACAGTGGGCTTGAACTTTACAGTGTTTTCTTGCACGGTTTCTCCTGAAGTATACTCAATGTCTGAAATGTTTTCTACCTTGATGCGGATGCTGTCAGGGCAGTTGGGAAAGGTACCATCATTTTGCACGGTGACATAGCCACCTTTGGCACCAGTTTGGAATCCACTCACAAGAGTGAACACTTGGTTTTGAATGGCCTTGTTGCGGTAAACGCCGCGAACGATACGAATTGCACTCATGGTTGGCTCCTTAGTGTGCTGTTGAACTTTGCTGTCTATGTGTGTATTATAGCAAATTGGCAATTATTGGTCAACCTTTAGAGTTGATTGATTTAAGTATTTCTTCAAAGCGAACTTGACCTAATACTATAGTATACAGAAGATACACCATTGCTCCAATAGCAATAGTGGCCAGGGCTGGTGCAATCATCTCTGGAGGTGTATACTTTAGTATTAACTGAACTGCCACTGCTATCAGGGCAACATAACCTAAAATAACTACTGTTTTGACTGCGGCTCGAACACGAATATCCATATCTACCTTTCTTTGTATGCCACTATTGTAGCAGATTGCCATTTATTGGTCAAGTCCCGATAAGTTGGCGGGTTATGTAATACTATCGTATACACTATTAAACACCTGATCTGTAGGCACGCCATGTTGCTCATAACCCTGCACCACCATGTCAAAATAGCTTTGGTTGGGCAGACTGGGCTCGTTGCCCGGTTGCATAAAATAACACTCTGCAACAAACACTTCGCCACGATGTTCCACTGCAAATTGTCCGCGATTATAGTACCAAGGATAGCCTTCTAGAGTATCTAGGCTGTGCAAATGATACTGATCGATGCGCCACAGCACACCATCCACATAGGAGCCCAGGCACGGTACCACATCAGCGTGAATGGCAAAGCGGAACGCATGATCAATCAGGCGTGCATGACCCAGGCTCAGTGCGCCACGACAGCGTTGAGCCATGCCCTCACGGTTGGTGTTCATTCCATAAGCAAAGTATAACAAAAGTATTACCTTTTTAAGATTTCGTAAAATTGTTGGTTGAGCGCATCCATTTCGCTCTGATCCACATAGAAGTCAGTGCGGGGGTCATAATAAGCGCCTTCTTTGTTGTCATAATACAACACTCGGCCTGAGAAGTTGAACGGACCTTCCAAGCCTGGACGGGCTCCGTATTTGTCACGCATGGCATCAACTTCAATAACCTTGTACCCCATGGCAGGCTCCTTGTTGCTAAGTCCATAGTATAGCAAAACGGGAATTACTGGTCAACCGATCAAAACTAAACCCAAAGTTGTACAATTTTAGGGTCGCGCACTTCGTGCGGCTTGGGGTGGCCGTGAAATACCATAACACAAGTGTCAGAGTCAATGATTGCACCTGCGCCCGGCGAGCGAGGCACTCGCATGGGAAAGGCAAAACCTCCGTCGGCAATCTCCCAGCGATAACTTTTGATTTTTTTAACGTCAAAGTATCTGCGGTTGTTGTAGTCAATTGTAGCATTGAGATAGTCTTGATCGCCGTGATACTGCTTTACTGTTTTGGTTACATCTTCCGTTTTAAATTTTTCCCACACATGTTGATAACGTTCTACGTTCCACCACATGATACTGCTGTTGATTCCCGACAAGGTTGGGTGTTGCAAATATCTAAAATCTTTTATGGTCCAAAACTTTTCAGTGTCAAGATGCGTGATCCATGTTATGTCTCCGTTGATCACAACATCCAAATCAAAATACAATAAGTTGCCTCGATAGTGTTCTGGATTGAACAACTGCATTTTGTACCACCAAGACTTTTTTGGTCCACTTATGCCCGGCCACTCTTCTAAACAGTGTTTGATCATGTGCGGCGGCACTGATCTGTCGTGTTCTGTATACACATGCATTCTACAACCGTCGCTCAATCGTCTATTCAACATGTTGTACAGTCGTTCGACATAGATCCAGTCGTACCCTTTTCCGTGAATTACACAAGCGCAGTCAATCATTTGGTCAGTGCGGATTCTATTCTTTTTAGCCATATTCCTTTACGCAATTCATCGAGTGTGTATTCAGTGTGACAGATTTGTGTGAGCCATAGTTGTCGGTCTTTTTCATAAGGTTGTTCAATGTCACTAAACCCCACGGCTACAGGATACGCCAAACTGGTTGATTCTACAACTGGCCTTACTCCTGCTATGGCTGCTTGTATACCTGGTCCCGAATTGTAGTTTACTACAGCATGGCAATCAAAGTGCATGTCATAACTGTCGTAGGTGTTGGCCAACTTCTTTGGAGATTCTATACTCACACCTGGTGGTAAGTTATTTAATATCAGTCTCCATCGCGGATGAGGACGTATGGTAATTGGTCGATCCGTGTTGTTTCTAAGAATGCCAATTGTGTTTGTAACCCACTCAGTCATGTCAACTCCGGCAACTTGTAGGCTACGATCATGTTGTGCGGCAATAATAATGTTGGGTTTAGAACCAAGTTGTGTGGCCAAACTGATTTTTAGTTTGGCAGGCCGATCCCAGTCCAAATTGTCCTGGTGGCCATAATAGCCTTGTGAGGTAATGTTGTTTACTGCTATCTTCCAGGTGTTGCCGCGATACAGCGCACCTATTTCAATTATCACCACTGGCTTGTTTTGTGATCTATAGTGTTCGTATACAGCCTGATTGGGTGCCATTCTTCCTGCCCACAGCACTGACCAGATCACAGCCGCATCTGCTGTCATTGAATTTTCCTGTGTTTGTATACCACGTGCCTGCAAATAATCCAACACTGCCGACATTATGGATCGACTGTTTTGAGCACACTGAGAAGGAAAATAGGCTATGTTATTGATCATAAGTATGTGAGATGAAATACACTGTAATTACCACGTTTAATGCCAATGGTTATGCAAAGTATGGCCGCCGCATGATCCAAACTTTTTTGCAAACATGGCCCGTTGATTTGGTTGTGTATGCAGAAGACTGTACTGTAAACGAAACAGCACCTAATCTCTCAGTACATGATATTGCTGTAGTTAGTGATCTCACTGCATTTAAACAACAGTGGCAGGGTGTGCCCCGAGCCAATGGAGATGTAAGTTCAGATCCTGTACGATCAAAACGCAAAGATGCTGGCAAAGGATTCAAGTGGGATGCTGTGCGATTCTCTCACAAGGTATATAGCATTTTCCATTGTGCAAAAAACACACAGACTGATTGGTTGATTTGGATGGATGCAGACACTGTGTGCCACAGTCCAATCACTCATGTTGATTTGGCAAAATTATGCCCAGATGCTGTGGATCTTTGTTTTTTAGGGCGGCGTGGCAAATACACTGAATGTGGACTGTACGCTATGAATCTTCAGAGTCTGCGCACACAAAATTTTCTAACGCAATTTCAAAAATATTACGACCAAGCCGAACAAGGTATTTTTACCCTAGCAGAATGGCATGACTCGTTTGTGTTTGATGCAGTAAGAAAACATTTACCATTGGTAGAAATTGATTGGAGCGGGCATCTGATCACAGGCGAAGGTCATCCCCTAATCAATTCAGATTGGGGCGCATACTTGGATCACCTCAAAGGTGATCGCAAAACTCTGGGCAAGAGCAAGTCCAAAGATCTAAAAGTAATCAGATCCGAAGCGTACTGGTCTCAGTAATAGCTAAAGGTTGCCTGTCGACTAAATTACCAATTAGTTCACGGATAATTTCATCTACATTGTCTGCATCTTTGATTCCTGCTTTTAAATGTTGCAGGTAAGGATGCAGATGTGTTTTAGGTAAAGGTGTTTTGCGATTGTCTGGATTGATATCTTTAAACTTGGCACGGTCCTGAAATTCAATCACGCATGCACCAAACACATCAGTGTCAATAAATCTACGCAAATTATGTGTGATTTTTTGAGTGTAGTATTCCTTGTAGCGACAAGCAAAGGCCTGTGCTTCAGGATGTTGTAAATTAAAAAAATACACACAGGTTTCGCTAGAAAACAATGGTTTTTCAAACTTGATATCAACTCCATTATCATCTCGTTTGCCATCATACCATACACCCATAAATGTGGCTAACAAGTTTGGATCACATTGTTGTTCTAAAAATTCTTTAGTCACAGGTTGTTTGGTCATTACATCTGCATCTAACCAGATTAAATAATCAGCCGTAGAATTTTGCACAGCATGCACCCAACTATAGCCTTTTTTGGCAAAAGTTTTGATGCGACTTTTTACATCTGGATCCCTCATAAATCCATAAAACTCT